ATGACCAATCGAAGCGCCGCTGATCTGGTCCCAATGCCCCCCGTTTCTTTGGCGGAGGGGGTCGGGGGTCTGGGTGTTGCTGTCTCTCTCTCGAAAAAATCGGGGGGGGAAACGCCTGCCGAAACGGTGATCGGCTTTCTTCAATCGCTGAAAATTCCCGAGGGTCCAAGAGCGGGCGAGCCTCTGGTGCTGGCGGAATTTCAGCGTCGGTTCATTCGCGGCGCGTTCACAGACGGAGTCATGGTCGGGCTGCTGTCGATTGGGCGCGGCAACGCGAAAACGGCGCTGGCGGCAGGCATCGCGCTTGGTGCGGTCATGGGCGTTTGGGATGCGCAGCCACGGCGCGAGGTGATCCTTGCGGCGCGGAATCGCGATCAGGCGAAAACCGCCTTCACGTTCATCGTCGGCTTCATCGGCGGGCTGTCGGTCGAGGAACAGGCGCTGTTCGCGATCCGGCGCGGCTCGCGGCTCGAGATCGAATACGCGGCGAACGCTGGCGGTCTCGCGCGGTGTGTTGCGGCCGATGGCCGGTCGGTTCTTGGCGGCGCACCGAACCTTGCGATTCTCGACGAGCGGGCGGCTTGGGAACGGGACAAGGGCGACGCGCTTGAGAACGCGATCCTGTCGGGCTTGGGCAAGCGGGACGGAAAGGCGTTGATCATTTCGACCTCGGCGCCTGACGACGCGAACACCTTTTCGCGGTGGATGGATGAACCCCCGCCGGGCACCTACGTTCAAGAGCACCGGCCAGCCTTCGGGCTGCCTGCCGATGATCTCGACTCGCTGCTGATTGCCAACCCCGGCGCGACCGAGGGCATCGGGGCAACCGCGGAATGGCTGGTGGCGCAGGCGCGGCGGGCTATCGCGCGCGGCGGCTCTGCCTTGTCCAGCTTCCGCAACCTCAACCGCAACGAGCGGATCAGCACCGAAAACCGGGCGGTGGTGATCACTGTCGATGAGTGGATGGCGGCAGAGGTCGCGCCCGAGGCGCTGCCTGAGCGGGCCGGTGTGTGCATCCTTGGGGTCGATCTTGGCGGCAGCCGCAGCATGAGCGCGGCGGCTGCATACTGGCCAGAGACGGGCAGGCTCGAGGTGGTGGGCAGCTTTCCGACAAAACCCGGCCTTGCGGATCGGGGCGCGGCCGATGGCGTGGGCGGGCGCTACAGCGAAATGCACGAGCGGGGCGAGTTGACCATGCTGGGCGATGCGACGGTGCCTGCCGGGCCTTGGCTTGCAGAGGTGGTGCGGCGGCTGGACGGCATCACGCCTGCCTGTGTCTGCGGTGACAGGTTTCGGCACGCGGAGTTTGTCGAGGCCATGGAAAAAGCCGGGCTTGGCCGGGTGCCGTTCATCTGGCGCGGCTTTGGCTGGAAAGACGGCGCCGAAGACATTGAACGCTTCCGGCGCGCGCTTTTCGACGGTGAGGTGAAGGTCGCGCCGTCGCTGCTGCTTCGGTCTGCCTTTTCGGACGCGATCACGCTGATCGACCCGGCGGGCAACCACAAGCTGGCCAAGGCGCGCAGCCTCGGGCGGATCGACGCTGCGGCCGCCTGCATCCTCGCGGTGGCAGAGGGCGCGCGGCGCATGGCTCGCCCGGTGCGCAAGGCGGGGGGCTTCATATGGGCCTAGGTGATTACAAGCGGCACTCGGCCAAGGTCACGCGCACGGCGCGCTGGAAGGCTCTGCGTCAGCAAGCCCTCGAGCGCGACGGCTGGAAATGCGTGCAATGCAACGAGCGGCGCTGGCTCGAGGTTGACCACGTCCTGCCAGTGCGCACGCATCCCGAATTGGGCTTCGCGCTGAGCAATCTGCAATGCCTCTGCGGTCGCTGCCACGCCCGCAAGACCCGTCTCGAAATTGGCCTCGGCCAAGTGAACCCCGCGCGAGAAGCGTGGAAAAAACTGGTCCGCGATCTGGACCAAAACCAAAGGAAAACACATGCTTGACTCTGTGAAAATCGCCCGGCGCCAGTCGGAAATCCGGCAATCGCTGGCCGGTCTGGCCGGGAAGGAAAGCCCGACCGAAGACGAAACTCGCTCCATGGAAAAGTTGGATGCGGAATACCGCACCAACGAAACCCGCTACCGGGCAGCGCTGATCGGTGAAGATACCGAACGGCGCGACGCCAAGGGCGAACTCGAAACGCGCGCTGGGTCCGAATGGGCCGATCTGGTCGCGGGCTTTGAACTTCGCCAGGTAGCGCTGGCGATCGATGAAGGCCGCGCTCTTGATGGTCGCACGCTCGAGGTTGTGCAGGAGCTGCGCAGCAAAGGCGGCTATCGCGGCTTTCCGGTCCCGTGGGCGGCACTTGAACAGCGCACCGGTGAGACGGTTGCCAGCGGCACGATGAACCCGGTCGCCACGCGGCCGATCATTGACCGGCTGTTCCCGAATTCGGTCGCAAGCCGCATGGGCGCGCAGATGATCAGCATCGACGTGGGCGCGGTGGAGTGGCCGGTCACGACTTCCAGCGTGGCGGCAGGCTGGGCCGATGGTGAGGCCGCAAACGTCGCGGGGCCGACCGCCTATGCCACCACCGACCGCGCCTTGACGCCCGATCACAATCTCGGGGTGCAGATGAAAATCACCCGCAAGACCCTGAAACAGTCGGGCGCTGCGCTGGAACAAGCGATCCGTCGCGATATGGCGGGCGCGATGGGCGCGGCTATGGATCAGGCGGTGTTCCTTGGCACCGGCGCGAGTGGCCAGCCGCTTGGCGTGATCACCGGCGCCGCGACATATGGGATCACGGCTACGGCGGTTGACGCGCTGGCATCGTGGGCAGCGTTTCGGTCGGCGGTGTCGCGCTTCATGGCGGCCAACGCGGCAGGCTCGCCGAAAGACGTGCTCGCGATGATCCGGCCAGAATTGTGGGACTATCTCGACGGCCTCATGATTGGCACCGGCGGTTTTCGGTTTGAGTTTGATCGCCTCACGGAAAGCCTTGGCGGCGTCGCCATGACGTCCAACGCGCTCGCCGCACCGGCTGGCACGCCTCTGGTCACCACGGCGCTTCTGACCACGGCGGCGGGTGGCGTCGCGCCGATCTTTGTCGGGGCTTGGGGCGCGGTGGATCTGATCCGCGATCCGTTCTCGGACGCGCAATCGGGCGGTCTGCGCATCACCGCACTTTCCACGATGGATCTGACGGTTGCGCGGCCTGCGCAGCTTGAAATCCTGACCGGCCTGCAACTGGCGGGGGCGTAACATGCTGTATGGCGGCGCGGGCCTTGAGGGCCTCGAACTTCGGGCGGCGCGTGATGGCTCGCGTCGCCTCACCGGCCGGTTTCCTTATGGCCGGTTGGCGACGCTTTCGGACGGCGGCAAGAACGGCCGCCCCCGGAAGGAGCAATTCGCCCCGCGGGCGTTTGCCTATCGGGTCGAAGACCCAAAGGCCGATATCCACATTTTGGTGGGCCACGACTACGACCGGCCTCTCGCATCGCGGGGGGCCGGCACGCTCGACCTGAAAGACACTGACGGCGCCTTGACCTTTGAGGCGTTGATCAAGCCTGAAATGGCAGAGGTCAGTTACGTTCGGGATTTTCTGGCGGCGTTCTCAGCGGGCCTGATCGGGGGCATCAGCCCCGGTTTCAGAATGCCGCCTGAGCGGACGGTGCCGAACGCTGAGCGCGTTGATGAAGAAGACCCCAAGTTGGGAACTGCCCTGATCCGCACGATCTCGGCGGCGCTGCTTTACGAGGTCTCTCTCGTGACGGTGCCTGCCTACAAGGAAACCGAGGTCGAGGCGCGCAATTGGCAGCCCGATCTGATCCGGCCCGAGGCGGGCCTGCATCGCACACTCAATCGTTGGAGGGCCTGAAATGGCGACAACTCTCAAGCAAACTGAGGCGGCGCCGGTGGCCTATCCCGCGCAGCCCGATGGCCTGTCGGCAGGTGCCGCGGCGATTGATCTGGCGATGATCTGGCAACGGATCGAAGCCTACACGGCTTGGCGGTTCACCGCGCGCAATGTCGTTTGGCTGGTCGAAGGGCCCGGCGAATGGGAACCACCTCTGGCACCCGCGACCATTTCCGGGGTCGAGATTTGGGCTGACAACGCATGGGCTGCGGCTGCACCTGCGGCCTCAGCCATGGGCTACGAGTTGGCCTGCGCTGGTCCGTATCGGTTCACCGGCTCTGTGTCGGTGGCGGCACGGTGCCAGCGGCGGTCAACGAGGCTTACAGGCGCTTGGCCGAATATCTCGCCAGCACTGACGACGCGCCTGCCGGGGCTTCCGACTATTCGGCCGGACTTGGCAGCGGCGCGATCACCGAATCGTTCAGCCGGGCACCGACTTGGGTAGCGCGGGCGTTGATCAACTCTGGCGCGGCCGATCTGCTTCGCCCCTATCGGAGGCTGGCATGATGTGGCCATTTCGACGGAAAACTGAAACCCGCTCGAGCGGCTCGGGCTTTACCGCCCAGATCATGGCGGCGCGCGAAAGCTATATCTCGGGCGCCTCGGGCCTTGGCGAACTGACCGCCACGGTGCAGGCCTGCGTGAGCCTCTGGGAATGCGCCTTCGCGACGGCGGCGGTTTCGGGCACGGACTTGCTCGACCGCAGAAGCATGGCCTTGCTGGCGCGCTCTGTGGCGCTGCGGGGCGAGGCGGTGATGCTGATCAGCGATCGGGGGCTGGTGCCTTGCGCCGATTGGGACGTTTCAACGCGAGACGGGCAGCCTCGGGCCTATCGTCTGAGCGTATCAGAGGCAGGCGGCGCGCGGTCGGTTACGGCACTTGCGGCGGAAGTCTTGCACCTGCGCATCGGCTCGAGCCTCACGGCACCTTGGACCGGCACGGCACCTTTGCAGCGGGCGCGGCTGACTGCCGGGCTACTGAACGTGCTCGAGGCGGCGCTGTCAGAGGTCTATGAAACCGCGCCCCTTGGTTCTCAGATCGTGCCGTTTCCAGAGGCGGGCGAGGCCGAGAAAGAACGCCTCGGCCGGGCTTTCAGGGGCACACGCGGCAGGGTGATCTTGCGCGAATCGGTGACGGTATCGGCGGCGGGCGGGCCAGCGCCTGCGCAAGACTGGTCGCCAAACCCGCTCACGCCTGACTTGTCGAAAAGCGGCGCGACTCAGACACTGGAAAGCGCGCGCGAGGCGATCTGCGCAGCGTTCGGGGTGCTGCCTGCGCTGTTCAATTCTGCGGCCACGGGGCCAGTGGTGCGCGAGGCGCAACGGCATCTGGCGACGTGGGTTTTGCAGCCTATTGCGATGCTGCTGGCAGAGGAGGCGAGCGCAAAATTCGGGGCAGAGGTAGCGATCGACGTGGTGTTGCCGCTTCAAGCCTATGACGTGGGCGGCCGCGCACGAGCGTTCGGCGCATTTGTCGATGCGCTGGCGGCGGCAAAAGCGGCTGGCCTGTCTGTTGCAGAAACCGAGGCCGCGCTGAAATGGGTAACTTTGGCAGAAAACGATGGAGTTGCGTGATGCGTGGTTAGGGCAGGTTGCGCCTGCGGTCAGTCTTGCCGCGAAGCAACCCCGTAAGTCGGTGAGTGGGAAAACCCCGACATGGCGCGGCCGCGATCCTTTTCAGGGCGGCGCGGCGCAGTGCAGGACGCTGGGTCGCGGGCCTGCGCGCAAGACCTTGCCTCGAGCATCCCGCGGGGCAGGGAAGGGGGCCGGTGAGCGGGACGCCACCGGCCCCTTTCAATTTCCTAAATGCGCTCGCGGTTGCGGCGGCAAATTTCAGAGTTGACCGAAGGCGAACACGTCGCTATCTCTAAACAGAGAACAGAGTGTTATTTAAGGTGTGACGGTGGAAACCTACGAGCCAAGATATCCGGTCGAGCACCCATTGCCGCACGACCCAATCCTTCACGAAGCACAATTCACCGCGGATGAGGCTTGCGCAGTCTCTGGACTGACTGCGGGCCAATTGAAGGGCATCTTGGACCGGAAGCAAATTGTGATGTCGTTCAGCCATAACCCCGGCACCGGTCGCCGCCGAATGTTCACCGGGCGGGATATCCTCTTGCTCTCAGTCTCGAAGATGGCCTCGGGAATCGGTTTTCCGCTCGGTTTTGTCGACCTATTGGCCGATCAAGTCGTGAGTCATGCTGACCAGATCGTAATCGAAAATGCGCTAGGTGAGGCTACGCCGCCGCTGGTTATCGCCGTTTACCCGATTGAGGGTGACGATTGGGCCATTACCCCTTTCGCTGGGGTTGGCGTCGACACTCGCAAACTGCCGCCAGTGTTCATGGCGTTTGATCTGTCCAGAATTGTCATAGAGACGCTTTCGGCACTTAGCGGCATCGTCGCCAAGGAGGCCGAATGATGGCCAGCCGTCGCGCAGCGTTCACTCAATCTGATCTGGCGAAGGTTCTGAAAGCCTTTCGCGACGCCGGGCAACCTATGCCTCAGATCGTTATCGAGCCGCAGCGCATCACGGCAACGCCTATAAACGGGACTACCCAAGCAACCGATCCGAACCCATGGGATCGGCCATGAAACAGAAACGCAAATATCCGGGCGCAACTGCCTATATCGACCGGCACGGGCAACGCCGCTGGCGCTTCCGCAAGGGTGGATTTTCGCGGGAACTTGGCATCGGCTACGGCTCGGATGCGTTCATCGAGCGCTACGAGGCGGCGGTTCTTGAGCACCGCACTGGCCTGAAAGGTGGCGTGGGCGCAGCAAAGAACCTGCCCGGCTCCATTAACGATCTGGTGGCCTCGTGGTATCAATCGCCTGAGTGGCGCGGCTTGGCCGACCTTACGAAAAAGACCTATCGCGGTGTGGTCGAGCCGTTCCGTCAACGGCATGGCGACAAGCCGGTGAACCGTCTCGAGCGCAGGCACGTCATGGGGTTTCTGGCGGAGAAGGCAGAAACACCATCTGCGGCCAACAATCTTCGCAAACGGCTGGCGCAATTGCTCGACCACGCAATCGCCCTAGACTGGATCAAGGCGAACCCCGCGCGGCTGACCAAGGCCTATAAGATCGCAGGCGACGGCTTCCACGCTTGGGATGAAGGCGAAATCGCCCGGTTCTTCGAGGTGCACGAACCCGGCACGGTGGCGCATCGCGCCGTCACGCTGATGCTCTACACTGGCGCAGCGCGGGTGGATGCGGTCAAGCTAGGGCCGATGAACATGAAGGGCGGGCGGCTCGAGTATCGTCGCCAGAAGACCGCCAAGACAAACGGCGTGCTGGTCAGCATCCCGGTTCATCCTGATCTTGCAGAGGTGCTTGCGAACTGCCCCGCTGATCGGCCGTTCCTTGCCACCGCATACGGCAAAGGCCGCTCCCCTGATGGTCTTGGCAACCTGATGCGCGACTGGTGCGACAAGGCCGGGCTGTCCGAGTGTTCGGCGCATGGACTGCGCAAAGCCTGCGCGCGGCGCCTGGCAGAGGCAGGGGCTACGGCCCATGAAATTATGGCGGTCACCGGTCACAAAACCTTGGCCGAAGTGCAACGCTACACGGAAACAGCGGTGCGCGAGGGGCTGGCAGATTCTGCCCATGCCAAGCTGCTTTCTCGGCCAAATCGGGAACAAACCGTGGTGAACCTTCCCAATAGGTTCGCCATTAAATCCACTAAGTCAATGAAACGAAAGGATAAATAG